TTAAACATTTTCCAGAAACTGGCAAAGGTTAAGGTTGAGTTTGGCGAGGCCAATATTAAAAAATCCGGAAAAAACACCTACGCCGAATTTATGTATTTCCAGCTGGAGGATATCATTCCCACGGCAAACCGGGTATTAGAAAAATACGGGTTGGTATTTTTCGTATCATTCGACGAAACCGAGGCCAAAGGTACATTAGTAAACGCCGATACGCCGGAGCAGTACATTACCTATACCTCTCCCATGCGTAAGTTACAGGTAGAATCAGCTACCGGCAAACGGAAAATGAATGAGCTCCAGGGACTGGGAGCCGAGGAAACCTATCAGCGCCGGTATCTGTATTTAATGATGTTGGATATCGTGGAGGACGATACCTACGACGCTACCCAGGGAAAAGAAAAGCCGGTTACTCCCTCCGGAAAGAAAGGAACGCCGCCGGCCACGCCGGAAGAACGTAAGGAAGCAGTTAAGACTCTTACTGATCAGAGCGGTAAGGCTACCGAAGTCCAGAAAAACAGTATTAAAAAAGGTTTGCAGAAATTACGGGACACCGGCGAAGATCACGAGGAATTTATCGCCAGTACGGTAGCAAAAATGAAAGCCGGAGCCACGGCAGAAGAAGCCGAAAAGCTGATCAGTGAAATCGGAAAGCGCTTATATCCGGAGGGCGAATAAATGGCAGTTAAAAAAATAAAATGGCTGGATAGCCATATCGAAGTGGAGCCGGTTAAGAATCCGAAAAAGATTACCGCTACCCGGCTGGCTGCTATCCTGGGGCTGAACCGGTGGAGCACTCCCTTTAAAGCCTGGTGTGAAATTACCCGGACGTATGAGGAACCGTTCGAGGATAACCAGTACACGCTGGCCGGTAAGGCGATAGAACCTATCTTAATTAAAATGCTGGAAAAACGGTATTTTATGGATATTCAGGATCCGACGGACGTTTACGGCCCGGACTACTTTAAAAAAACCTGGGGCGATTTTTTCCGGGACGTGAAAGTATTCGGCGGTATGTGGGACGCTATCGGAGACAATACGATAGTAGAAATCAAAACTACCAAACGGGCCGAGGACTGGCTGGAGGATACGCCGGAATATTATAAGGCCCAGGCGGCGCTGTATGCGTACCTCTCCGGCTGTGAAAATATTATTTTCGTCTGTGGCTTCCTGACGGATGAGGACTATCAGAATCCGGGAAACTTTAAACCGGTGGTAGGCAAAAATACTATCATTCGGGATTATAAACTGTCCGAGATTTATCCGGATTTTGAGAATACGCATATCAAACCGGCTACCGAGTTCTGGAAAAAGTATGTGGAAACGGGTATCTCCCCGGATTACGACGAAAAAGCCGACGCTGATATTATCGCAGCGCTCCGGAAAACGACAGCTGACGTTAATGAAGATATCGCCGTTACGCTGAAACGCATTGACGAGCTAAAAGAAAAAATCGCTGCCGTTTCCGTCCAGCTGGATCCGCTGGAGAAAGAACTGAAAGCAGCTGAGGAACAGTTAAAAACGTACCTCAAAGGCAAATTTACCGACGGTATCGACAAGGTAAATATCAGCAGCAGCCACTACTGTTTTACCCTGGCTAAAAGCCAGTCTGAAAGGGCAGATACTGCCAAACTGAAAAAAGCCGGCCTATGGAAAGAGTATTCCACCGTTACGACTACGTACCGGCTGACAAACAAAATTATTGAAAAGAATGAGGAGGAAAAATCATGATTACATTATCTGACAGCAATTTTACCGTTATCCCTGAGGGCCGTCACATTTTCAAAATTACCGAAGTCGAATATAAAGAGGACTTTGGCAAAATGAATATCACGCTGGTTACGGCTGACGGCAGTAAACAGATCGAGCGCTTTTCCCTGATTAATAAAGACGGTGAAGTAAACGAAAAGGCCCTGAACGCTTTCAGCTATTTCGCACGTCAGGCGCTTAATAATCCGGGGCTCTCCGGAGAAATCGACGAAAACGATCTGGTAGGCTGCTATATCGACGCCGAGGTTACCCACCAGGTATTACCGTCTAATAAAGATCCGCAGAAAACCGTTACATTCCTGCAGTTAAAAGATTACAAACCGGCCTCCGGTTTTAAAACCTCAGCCGCTGCCTCTAAAAAAGTCGTTGATATCGACGATTTTTAAGGAATGAAAGAGTCGAGACTGCAGCGCCAGATTATCGACTACCTTAACAGTATCGGAGCCTATACGCTCAACGTATACGGCTCCGGTATGACCGGTAAAGGTACGCCGGATATCCTGGCCTGTTATAAGGGCTTATTTATTGCGATAGAGACTAAGGTAGGAAATAACCGGCTGGAACCGGCCCAGAAAATTATCCGGAAACGAATTATCGAGGCCGAGGGTATCCACATAGTTCCTTATTCTCTTGAGCAGTTCATTTCAGACTTTAACGAGGCGGTTGGTAATGAAAGATAATATCTACATAATTTTAGACTCCAATAAAAAACCGCTGCACAAATTTAAAGACGGTAAAGCCAAAACCTGGGACGAGGTGAAAGACTTTAACAATATCGGAATGATAGTACCGGAGCCGTTTATCGTTCTGGACTTTGACACGGTTTCGGATTATCAGATCATGTTAAAGATAATCGAGGATTTGGATCTGCATTGTAATGTAATGAAAACCTCCCGGGGTTATCATGTTTGGTTTAAATCTGCCGAGCCCTGGAAAAACTTTGTAAAGAGCCGGCTGGCGCTGGGTATTTATTGCGACTGCCGCTCCTACGGAAAAAACGGCTACGTCAAAATTAAGGATAACGGGGTTCTCCGGAAATGGATCCGGCGATATGAGGACGACGATATCAGTTACGTTCCGAAATTCCTCTACCCTGTGAACCGAACCGGAAACAATTTTTCATTTAAGGGAATGAAATCCGGGGACGGCAGGAACCAGGAGCTGTTTAATTATATCGTGTTCCTCCAGAGCAAAGGCTTTAAACGGGACGAGGTTAAATACACGCTGGAGCTCATTAATAAATATGTCTTTGCCGAATCCCTGGCTCCCTCCGAAATGGCTACCATTATCCGGGACGAAGCATTTAAAACGGACGAGGAAGTCGAACAGGAACAGAAAAAAGCAGCGTCCAAAAAGTTCCGGCATGATTTATTGGCTGCAGAGCTGGCAAAAGAAAAGCATATCATTTGTGTGAATAATATCCTGTACATCTATCTGGAGGGATATTACCAGCCGGCCCAAATCGAAATCGAAAAGGAAATGATCCGACGGGTTCCGGATATCACCAGCCGGCAACGGGACGAGGTAATCAAATACCTTAAAATTCTGACGTATAAAGACCGGGACGATATCAAAGTGAATCCCTATATCATTAATTTGATGAATTGCCGGCTGAATATTGCCAACGGTAACCGGCTGGATTATACGCCGGAGGCTATCGAGTTTGAGCGGCTGCCGGTGAATTATGACAGCTCCGTTTACTGCTCTGCCGTAGATAAGCTGTTAAACAAAGTCTTTTGTGCTGACCGGGAGTGTATGGATCTGTTCGAGGAAATCCTGGGCGACTGCCTGCTCCACAAAAATATTTATCAAAAGGCGTTCCTGTTTTATGGCAGCGGCTCCAACGGTAAGAGTACCATATTAAAACTGATCCGGAAGTTAATCGGCCCGGATAACGTCAGTACCGTCTCCCTGGACCAGCTGAGCACGAATTTCATGGCTGCCGAGCTGGAGAACAAATTAGTTAATATCGGTGACGATATTAATTACAAACCGATTAAAGACAGCGGCACGTTAAAAAAGCTGTTTTCCGGAGAACCACTGACGGTACAGCGCAAATTTGCGCCTCCTTTTGTACTGGAATCCTATACGACGCATTTGTTCAGCTGTAACGAGATACCCAGGAACAGCGACAAATCGGACGGTATGTACCGGCGCTGGTGTTTTGTTCCTTTTAATGCCAAATTTACAAAAGACGATCCGGATTACGATCCCTTAGTTTTTGAAAAGGTTTCTACGCCGGAGGCCCTGAGCTATCTTTTGAATCTGGCAATTAAAGGACTCCGGAGATTACGGCGCCGGGGCTTCTACAAAGAGCCGGCTGTCGTCCAGGAGGCTATGAGACTGTACGCTATTGAGAATAATTCTGTTCTCAGCTGGATAGAGGACGAGGAGATCACCCGGGAGCACACGCTGGAAACTCCCAGGGACGGACTGTATGCCCGGTATAAAAACTGGTGCCAGCTCTCCGGCGTCCGGGAGGCAGTTGGCGTCAAAACCTTTTATAAAGAAATCTGTAAAAAATACGGGCTGTCAGCAAAGTCCCGGCTCCGTAAGGCAGACGGTAAGCGCTATTTCGTAGCGGCGCTGGATTTTTAGGAGGTATCGTGAACGCTTATATTTTCTGCAGCCTTTTGGTTTTATTGAGCAGTATTTTGTTTTGTGTAATGTTCTTTCAGAACGTAAGGAGGAAATAAATGTCGCTTATGTCAGCTATGTCGTATCTCGCTTTTTTGTTCATCGGTGTGGTAATCGGTGTCTCGATCATGTGCCTGGTTTCCATAAACAGAGAGGAGGACGATTGCCGTGATTACAGATAAGCCTATTGATTTGAAAAAGGCCTGGGAAAAATTCCTGAAACGCCAGAAGAAAAAGGAGAGAAGCAAAAATGCCAAAACCAAAGGAAATATTAAAAATTGAGGATAAAACAGACGGTTATTACTTTTTGTGTCCGTACTGTAACCGGTATGTAGTGCGCTCTACCGGTTTGCAGCAGTGCCTGGCTTGCGGCGGTGTCGTAGACAACGACCACGCCCAAGTAGCTCCACGGCCCAAACGGGTTAAGTTCGACGGGAAACACTCCTGGAGGTAATATGTTAAATCTGGAAAATAAAAGGCTGTGCCGGTATGTCCTGCATAAGAAAGGCATACAGAATCAGAAAATGAAACTTATGGAAGAAATGGCAGAGCTCAACCAGGCGTTAATCAAAAACATTTTGTATCCGGAAGAAAACATCTGGGAGGAGAAAGTCCGGGAGGAAACGGTAGACGTGATCGTAACACTCACCCAGCTGCTTATGATCAAAGGCTACGATAAAGAGCTGATTAACGAGCTGGCCAAAGCCAAGCTGCAGCGAACCATAGATAAGATTAACAAAGGAGAGGAGTAATGAGAAAGTTAATTTTGCTGGCTGTGTTCTGGCAGCTCCTTAATACCTCGGCCTATTGTGAGACAGGGAACCGGACGGCCTCCGGAGTCTGGCCGAGAGCGTATCATACGTGCGCCGCCGATCATCTGCCATTCGGAACAAAAGTGATTTTACCGGATAAAACAGTCTGGACTGTCGAAGATCGTTTCGGAGGAAACTATAAGGACCGGCTGGATCTGTACCTGGGAGATTATGAAACAGCTATCAGATTTGGGAGGCAAAACTTATTATGTCAAATCGTAACACCCGATTAAAGACGGTAGCATTAGATCAGGATCTGGAACTCATACTGATATCGGCTCTCCGGTATGCTATGGGGAGAGCTACGTATGTGCCGGAAACAGTAATGAATTTTGTCCGTCCTCTGCTGCCTTATATGACATTAAAATCGCTTTATGTTATTGAGAGCGATATTAAAGAGGAGTTTTCAAGATGTGAACGGCTTAATTTATATCTGCCTTATGAGGACGAGTGGATTCGTTTTGTTTTGGACGTGAGAAGCGAGAAAGAAAAGAAAGGAAGTTCCAATAAATGAACGAACGAGAGATCAAAATGACGTTTTTACTGAGTTACAGCAGAATGAAAGAACGTGTTCTCATTCTGACGGAACGCAGGAGAGCCTATGAGGACGACTGTTACGGAATTAAGGCTGTCACCTATTCCGGCACTCCTAAAGGTAGCGACGTGGTTGATCTGTCGAATAAAGTCAGCAAATTGTTATCGTTAACAGAGGATATCGACAACGAAATCCGGGAGCTTACCGGGAAAATGGAATATATCAACAGTGTGATTCATACCCGGTTAAAGAATTACCGGCTGATAAGCGTACTGGAACTCAAATACATTGACGGACTGCAGCGAAAGCAGATCGCTCAGATTATGGACTGCAGCGTACAGAAAGTAGATAACCTGACGGCGAAAGCGATTACGGTTATCAAAATCAAAGAAGCAGATTTAAAAAAGGTTTTGTAAACTTTTAAAGGTTTATAGTGATTTTTAGAAGAAATTGTAAACTTATATGCTTTACAGAATCTGTAATCTGTTTTATAGTGTAATCGGTGAAAAGAGGGTTTTCAAAAACTTTTTCCAGCTTTTTACCTTTTCCTCTCATTCAGAGAATCGGTTCAGGTCGCCGGAGCCGGTTCTCTTTTCATTTGTGAGGTATAAAGGTAACAGGTGGTAACAAAATCGCTTTTATCATTCTGTTACCTGTTCAAACACAGATAAATACTGGCTTTGAAGCACTTTGAACGAAAAGGCGGTAACAAAACGCTTTTTCATTCTGTTACCTCATAAAGCCAGTAGCCATGCGGTTTACGGTGGTTTAGGTAACATAATATATAATATTTTTTATTTATATAAATAAATAAAAGTAATATATATAATATATAGTAAATGTGTTACTAATATATATAAAGGTTTAGGCCTAAATTCTGTTACCTGTTACCTTTTACAAAGAATCCAGTGATGGCGCTGTTTGCTGGGTAACAAAACGGATTTTAGGTTTTATTTTGTTCTGTTACTTTCGTGAGTTTCTGTTACCTGGTGAAAATAATGTTATATGCTTGCAGCCGGTGCGGTAAGATTCATCCCTGGGGCCAATGCCCTAAGGGCCCGAGGCCGGAACGAATTTATAAAAAGAAAGAACGTACTGCCGTCGTCAGGTTTCGTTCGAGTGCAGCCTGGCAGCGCAAGCAGAAAGAGATACTGCAGCGAGACAGATATCTGTGTAAGATGTGTCTGGCTCGTGGAGTGCTGACGACTAAAAACCTTTCGGTACATCATATCATACCGATCCGGGAGAACGATAAGCTGAAGCTGGTGGATGATAACCTGATAACACTGTGTGGACGTGATCATGCTATCGTAGAGGACGACGTGAGCTTCCGGCCTGTCCTCCAGCAGCTGGTTAAATCCCCCCCGGAGAAAATTTTAAAATGAGAGGCGTTTGGGCAGGGATAGCGCCGTATCGACGGAAGGGTTTTTATATTATCTTGCCCCACTCTGCAAATAATTTTTTTCCTGCCGCTGCCGTATCGACGGGGAAGTTTTTATTTTTTCTTAATTTCAAAAGGCGGGTTTGATAGTCGCAAAATGGGGGGGGGAAGTTATTCGGGTAAGAAAACGGCAGCTTATGCCAGGAAGCCTTATAAAACCGGGCCTTTAAAAAGGAAATTCCCCTTCCTTCATGCTCAAAATTTGCACAAAAAAAGGGGGGTCTGATAGTCGCAAAAGGGGGGTCTGATAGTCGCTAACTTTTTTACGGAGCCAGTCACAGAGCGGCTTACAGAGGACAATTTTTCCTAAAACGTTTAAAACGTTTAAAACGTTTAAATACGAAATGCCAACGTATTGAAACGTTGGCCTTCGTATAATATCCATAGGACAGGAAAAACGGCGGATAAAGTCTTTCCTTATAGGCTATGAAAGGCAGGGAAGGAAACGGGCGGCGCTGCCCAGGCCGTAGCGTCCCCCCGGGGGCAATTTTTAAAACGGGGCGGCCTTTTCCGTAGACCGTACTGCTCACCTCATTATACAAATATTTTTCTATTGAGAGGTTACAGAAATGAATAAAAAAGAGACGATTTTAGAAAAAGTTAACACTTTAAAAACATACGCCGTTTCTCAGGGATATGATTCCTCCTTACTTAATAGTTTAATGAGTCCTCTGCTTACCCAGGTAAACAGTTTTTATAATTTAGACTTATCCGGTATGCTTGAAAACTGTATCAAGGCTTTGACTCATGCTCAAATCCGAACAGGGATAATCTATAAAGGTGGTTATACGGTTCCTTACTCATTGGACGGGGCGCCGTCCGGTTATTCTGATATAACAGATCTGTTTAATTTTGAGGCCGATTTGATGAATACCAGCAGCGCCACTTTTACGGCCAGTATTTCAACGAGCACGGACGCTACTACCGGGGAGCAAAGTTACAGCAGTTTGCTGGTTGACTCCTGGATCAGTGCCGCTACCGGTGCTGTACTGAGTGTACCAAATGCTCTGAAATCGATAGCTGCTTTCAGTAATTCTTTGGGGCTGGGCGCTACCTTAAAGAATTTGCTGGAACCGTCCGACGTGGAGAGCGTTCCTAAGCTGGAAGATATAGCCGAGGATATTTACAATACCCGTAAGTATCTTTTGCTTATCAACACTATGGGGCTGGACGTATATATTCCCACCAATTTCAGGAGCTGAAAATGGCCAAAGCTAATATGAGTGTGAAAGTAACATCCAAAATGATGAGCGCTAAAGACAGAAAACTCCGGGAGACGGTGGAGGACTCTCTAAAAGGGAAACCGATATCCAGACGTGCGCCGAGAAATCTTACAGCTCCTCAGGCTAAGGTTTACCGGTGGCTGTTAAAGCAAATGGATCCGTCCGGTATGTTATCGGAACTGGACGTGAAAACGCTGTCCAATGCAGCCATTATTATTACCCGGCTGGAACAGATCGACGATATGATTAACGCAAAACCGGAAAACCTGTATGACAGGCTCCTGCTTTCAGCGAGGAAAGAGTATTTTGCTCAGTATTTACAGGTTTGCCGGGAGCTGTGTCTGTCTCCGTCAGCCCGGGCCAAAATGGGAACGCTGGCTGTTAATAAATCCAAACTGGAAACGGATCCGCTGCTTAAGATCTTAGGCGGTGATAAGACGTGATCAATAAAAAACATCCGTCTTATGTATACGCTAAAATGGTAGTCACCGGAAAGATTAACGCTCCGAGATACGTCCGGCTGCAGTGTAAAGAGTTTTTGTTGGTGGCCGACGATAAACTCAGTAAATACACAATTAACAATGAAGTTCTGGAAATGATAGATAAATTTCTGAGTTTGTTTATCATGGCCAAAGGACTCAGCGCCGGCCAGACGGTGAAAGAGTCGTTATCCGGTTTCCAGTGGCTGCTGCTCGTAGCGGTATTATGTACGGTTTACCGTGAGAAACCTAAAAAACGCAGATATGAAATAGCGATTTTTGAAATCTGCAGAAAAAACGGCAAGACGTTTATCGTCGGTGTCGTTTTTTTATTGCTGCTGTTAATCGAGCCGAAATTCAGCCGGTTTTATTCGGTGGCTCCTGACGGGGCTTTGTCCCGGGAGGTTAAACAAGCTATTGAGGAACTGCTCAGCATTTCTCCGGCGCTTTCCGGAACCTATCAAAACAAGCTGAAATTTAAAAAATTAAGAGACAGCATAAAATGTAATATTACGGAATCCACTTACGTACCGCTGAATTATTCTACCAGCAGATTAGACGGTAAGCTGCCTAATGTGTTTTTGGTAGACGAGGCCGGGGCGCTGCCGAACGCTTA